CACTCAATCGGAATTGAAAGATTAACGGGGGCTTGATGGCCCCCATTCGGAGAATTTCAAAATGGCAACTATCAACGCCTCTACCTTGCAGGATGTCCAGTATTCTGGCGACTGCCCCCTTGCCAATGCGCATGGGTCTATCACCTTTGCCTCTGCTGCCAGTGGCGATAAGGCCCGCCTTATCAAGCTGTACGCAGGCACCAAGGTGTACGACGCCAAGATGGTCTTTGCTGACCTGGGCACCGGCACAACCGTGAAGCTGGGCTTCGAGTACGTCAATGGTGAATCGGGTGGCAATGACGCCGCACTGTTTGCCGCAACTGACGTGGCGACGGCCGCAGGCTCTGCCCGTTCGGCTTCTGCGCCTTTCACGCTGGCCTATGACGCCTACATCATTGCAACCATTGGCGGCGCGGCTGCTACTGGTCAATTTGATGCCGTGGTGACCTACGAATTCAAGGGCAAGTAATTGCTGATTGGATGCGTATAGGGGTGGGCGCCTTGTGTGCCTGCCCCTTTTTTTAACAAAGGAATTTCCCATGATCAGAATCATGTACGTTGGCAAGAAGCCAATTGCTTATGACAACGTTGCGGGCACTGGCAAGTGCTGGGAAGGCTTGGGCACTGTGCACCCAGTCACGGAACAGCAAGCCAAGGTGTTGCTCAAGTACCCAGATCAGTGGGCGCTGTTCGATGAGCGTGACGAGCAGGCAGTTTCTGCGCCGTCTACCGTCAGTGTGACCAATGAAAAGGGTGAGCAGCTTGAAGTGACCGAAAAGGCGCTGGCCAAGCCCATGGAGCACATGAACAAGGGTGAACTGGTGGCCCTGGCGAAAACCAAGTTTGGCAAGGATCTGGACCCCAATAAGTCCAAGAAATTCTTGATTGACACCATCGAAGAGTTTGAGCGGGACCAGGAACCGCGCAAGGATTCTTTGGCCTGATCGTGAACGTCAAATTGCAATCACGCCCCAATAATTGAGAAATACTCAATTTAGGCGTGGTTCGTGGCGAACATCAAATATTCAGACTTGTTGGATGACGTACTGCCCCATTTGGCGGCAGATCCATCTGACCCAGTGACGGAATACGCGATCAAGCGTGCCGCTATTGAGTTCTGCGCAGGTTCTTGGATTTGGAAGCATCTGCCAGATCCGTTGGACATCGCAGCGGGAGAGTCTGCGATTGACCTTGAAATGCCGTCTGGTACTGACATCACAGCGGTGATGGATGCGGCGTATGACGGTGTACCGCTCACAGCGATGTCGGTTGCCTGGCTTGATAAAGAGATTCCGCGTTGGCGCACCACGCGCGCAACCCCCAAGTTCTACACCCAAGTCGATACCGAACAAATTGTTTTGGCGCCTGTGCCTGATTCAAACATTGTCGGTGGTCTGACCCTAACGCTGGCTTTGCAGCCCAGCCAAACAGCAACCGGGTTGCCGAAGTGGATCGCCAATCAGTACCTGTACGCATTGGCTGATGGCGCGATGGCCAAGCTGATGTTGATGCCTGGCAAGCCATGGACTGACATCGCCACGGGGACAGACAAGCGGCTGAGTTTTGAGGCTGCAACCAACAACGCACGCGCAAGTGCGATTGCTGCGCTGGGACGCGCACCGCAGCGCACCACGTCGCAACACTGAAGGAAAAACCAATGGCAACCCTAACTGTTTCGTCGGTGATTTTGAAGGCGCAAACGATTCTGCAAGACACCACGGGCATCCGGTGGCCGGATTCTGAATTGCTGGGCTGGCTGAACGATGGGCAACGCGAGATTGTGTTGTTCAAGCCCAATGCGTTTGTCAAAAATGAACCCGTCAAGCTGGTGGAAGGCACGAAGCAAACGCTCCCTGGTGACGGCGTGCAACTGGTGGATGTGGTGCGCAACATGGGCACCAATGGCAACACGCCTGGGCGCTCTATCCGCATCACCATGCGCGAGATTTTGGATTCGCAAGTGCCGAACTGGCATATGGCGACAGCCAGCGCTGAAGTGAAGCACTTCATGTACTCGCTGCTCGACCCGAAGACCTTCTACGTGTACCCACCGCAACCGGTGATCAACCAGAACTACGTTGAATTGATTTACGGCGCGTCGCCGACTGAAGCCACGCTTGGCGGGGTGATCACGCTGGATGACATCTACCAAACGATTCTGGTGGATTACATCTTGTATCGCGCCTACAGCAAAGACACCGAGTATGCCGCCGATCAGAACCGCGCGGCATCCCACCAGAACGCCTATATCGCTGCGCTCACAGGCAAGGCGAAGGTGGAAGCGGGTGTTAACCCGAACGTCACGGCCCCGGCCAATCCCAACGTAACGCCAAACACCCGATAAGGAGTAAATCATGGGCGCTTTTAGCAACTACCTTGAAGAAAAAATTGTTGAGCACTTTCTGCGCAACAACGCCATCACACCGCCTGCCACGGTGTATGTGGCCATGTTTGAGTCAGATCCTGGCGAGGCCACGGGCGGCACAGAAACGGCTTACACCGGTTACGCGCGCCAGTCGTCTGCCTGGACTGCCCTCGATACCAATGGCCAGACAAAGAACTCTGCCGCGTTGACCTTCCCGGCCAACGGCAATGCTTCTACTTCTGTGACGATCACGCACTTGGCTTTGTATGACGCAGCATCGGCTGGCAATCGCTTGTTCTATGCCCAGTTGTCTGCACCCAAGACCCTAAGCCCAGGCGACGTGTTGAGCTTTGCAGCCAACGCCATCGTCTTTGGTTTGGATTGATTGTTGAGTTTTACTCAACGGGTGTAGCGTGAACGGCTTCATCAACGGCTTTTCTCTCAACGGCGCGGCCTATCCAAATTGGATTGTTCGCGCTGCTGTTGTTGCTGTTGCAGCGCCCACGGTTTCAGTTGCGCCCACCCGCATTACCTATGCTTCGGCATATGGTGACGCGGTGGTGGCGGTCTACCTGACGCCAACCCATACGATTCAAGCGCGTTGCAACGCATCGGCGGGTGCTTCTGTGTCGGTTTCTCCGACGCTGATTTACGCCGGTAGAAGCACCAATACAGCAAACGCAACCGGTAACGCATCGGTTCGCCGTGATGTGTTTGCCTCAGCGGGTGGGGATGCGCACTGCACAGCGCTGGCGCTCACTGCGCAAGCGTTGGGAGAGGCTACCGCGACAGCAGTTGCATCTGTTGTCAGTTCGCGCGCGCATATCGTGTTTCCTGGGCGCGCAAGTGTTGTCGCCTCAGTAAGTACGGTGGCATGCAGCGGGGATGTGACTCGCTATCCGCGTGTGTCAGCAGCCTTGGGGTCTGTTGTCTACACCAGGGCAGAGGCCAAGGTGAAGTACACCGGCCACAGTTACTACAACCACGATGGGTATGTGGTGGGCGCAAGTGCGACGGCAGTTGCCACAGTGCCACAGGATCATGTCAAGGTGGTTGCCACGCTGGGCACCTTTGACTATGGCAACTCCAGCGCTTCGGCGCATGCGTTTATTCGCTACGCAGGCCATTTGAATGATGTGGGGGCGGTGACATCGCTTCATGCGACACCAACGCTTATCCAGCGGCCCACATCAGCAACGGTTGCGACATGCACGGCGGCCGCAACGGGAACCCGCGTTGTATTGCCGCTTGCGTCGGCTACCAGTGGTGCAACCACCTATTCACCCAAGGCCTTGATGAATCACGCAGGTGGTGTGCAAACCACGGGCGGGGTTGTTGCGGTGGCCTGTACGGGTGTGCGCATGGCTTTTGGCGATGCCCAAGCGATTGCTGGGGCAGATACCCCTGGCGTTGCCTATGGCATGCAGTACATGGGCACGGCCAGCGCGTTGGCTGAAGCAGTGGCCAGCGCGACGGGAAAGTACCTGGGGGCTGCACGCGCTACCAGCAGTAGCACGGCTGTGTCTTACCCAGTGGCCTACGGAAATCAATTTTTTGGCACTGGCTTGGTAAGTGATGGCGCCTGCGCGGCTGTCCGCGTGATCCCTACGTTGATCTACCACGGCTTTGCCAATGCAAGCGCATTGGCCAGCGTGGGACGTGCGTATGCCGTGGCGAATTCCGAGATCCCGGCTCCTGATACGCGCCGCATGTTGGTCCCCTCAGAAGACCGAGGCATGACCGTTTTTGCAGAAGACAGAACCATGGTGGTGACAGCATGAATTTAGGCAATTTTCAGAAGCAGCCCACCGAGGTGAAGGACTTTGACATTGATTACCGGGATTGGATGACTGCCGGTGACAACGTGCAATCGGCCACGGTCAATGTTTCACCCACCGGTTTGACGGTGGATTCCATTTTTATCAACGACCCTGTTGTGAAAGTTTGGGTATCTGGTGGCGATAGCGCTGTTCAGTACAAACTGACCATCACCATCACCACGGCAGATGGGCGGGTCAAGGAAGACGAATTCAAGATTCGCTGTAAGGATTTGTAATGCAAGTATTTGCCAATAACGCTTACAGTTCTTTGGGCGCTTCGCTG